GTGCCAAAGGTCCAAGTACCACCTGTTGTGGCAATCTGTGTACCATTGGCCGAAGTAATTTTTGTTAAGTTACTGGCATAATCTAGGCTGGTAATGGTTATTGGAAATCCTGTTGAACTTGATGACCAGGTGCCTGACAATATATAGCCGCCAAACGGACCTTCACTTATACCCTGAATAGCAACACCAGTTGGCCCGCCATTAAAATTAATACGATAATTGCTGAAATTTGATTGGATGTCAGCCGCCACTTCTAACAATGTTAGTGAATTAGTATCTACGGCCCACACTCCTCCGGCATTGGTTGGATAAGAAAAACTAAGGCCAATATCAATTCTAGAGATAGTAGCGGAGTTTGGTAATGTTAAGTTACCATCTGTGCCAAAGGTCCACGCCTGATAAACACCTGTGTTATCAAAGCGAGTATTGATTAAAAAATCTGTTCCGTTTGGACCAAAGATACCAGCAGAGCCTTCTAGAGATCCAATCGATGTACCGCTAGGGAATGTTAACGTACCATTGTTGTCAAATTGCCACAAACCACCAGTGCTCCAGGGTTTAGAAAAACTATAACCTAGTGTACTTGTACCGTTAGTATCCATTGGTATGCTACAGGTTATGGATACATTACTGTCATGGATAACGTCAGTTATAGTTGCTGTATGACCGTTGCTGACATCAGTTATGATATCGCCAACCGCCACATAGTATAGTCGAGGATACACACCAAGGCTAAAATGCATCTCTGTGATAGTGTTGTCAGTATTTTGGAACTCAAATGCCAAGGCTCCCTCAAAATAGTAAGCACTGCTCTGAACACAAACAGATCCATCAATGTTCACTTTGACAAACTTGTTGTCATTGCCCAGCACTATTTCAGTACGATTCAAATCGCCCGAAGCAAGATGTATGTGTTGTGTCTCTGGATCAAATGCTGTGTTGTAGATGGTTAAATTATTCCACGGATTGAAAACATTATTTGGTGTCAGTACTATGGTTCCTGGTGAATCACCGCCTTCAGTAACCCTTCCTGTTTCTGTAATAGTTCCGCCTAGTGGTAATGTCAGTGTACCATAGTTTCCAAATTGCCAGTTATAATTATTACCGTTACCAATTACTACATCCTCGGTTCCGCGTGGTAATTTAACAAAGTTTGCATCACTACCAAAGAATAGATCAGTGGCAGTGGGGTCTTGAGCCATGATATGAAAGTGATGTGATGAAGTTACTTGTACTTCAGGATGATTACCAAACAATATAGTACCACGATCTGTGGCCATTCTGATACCAAGTCCTGAATCACTACCACCGATACTGTATCCACTAGCAAATTGTATTTGACCATCTGTGGTTATCTTGAATCCACCAGTTCCATCATATGTGTCAATACTACCATCGGTAGGTAATGTTAATATACCATTGGTGCCAAATGTCCAAATTTCTTGACCAGCTTTTAATACCAAATCTTCACTGTTAGAAATATCTCCAGCAACAGTTAGTCCAAATGGCAAGTATGTTTGTCCGCTACCAGCATCAAAACTCCAGTGTTTCCCATTGAGGTCCACATTAAAATCAGTGTCGCCAGTTGCAAAAAATCCACCACTACTACCAGATATGTTTATGGTGGAAGTTTCTGGCAATGTTAGCGAGCCATCGGAATCAAACAACCATTCAACATGTCCGTCGTGTGCAGGATTCTTTATCTGTAAATGAGCACGATGATTAGCAGTTAGGTAATCACTTCCATCTTTGTCAAAGTAAAAGTAACTGGTATTGTTGTCGTTGATCTCACCGTAACTGATACCAATCCAATCTGCCCCAGCACCTGTGCGGAATTCTAATCCAGTATAAGGACTTTCTAGTTGTCCTATCTGTCCGTTGTTGTTGGGGAAATTTAGTACTCCGTTAGCATCAAATACCAGTTCATTGGCTCCGTTGATTAATCTATCAGGAGAACCGCCTAACACTGTATCACCGTTGCTGTCAACAATGTCTCCACCCTCTGGCAGAGTTAGTATACCATCGTTACCAAAGGTCCACACATTGCCCAACGACTCAATAGTGGTTTGATTGGCAGCTATTTCGATATCGCCAACTGTGCCCGCATATGGCCCACCACCTTGTATCAATCCCGCCGCTAGTGGAGGAGCACCAGCTTCGATGATCACATTGCCACCTACACCATCTTGTGATGCATTACCGCCTTTGATGTAAACTGGCATGGCAGTATTAAATCCACTTTGTATAGTTATACCGCCAGTTGGTACTCCTTCGCCGTCTAGCTCAATCCTAACAAATTGTTCATCATCACCCAACTGATATTTTGTCAGTGTATCAGTTGCAAACAGTTCATCAAAGTTTTGATTTACTTTATCAAAGGCCGTGCGTAACGGATCCCCGCCTTTGTCATTTGCACTACGGCCGATATTAATATGTTGTTTAGTCATTATACTCTCCCTACAGCTACTTGGATAACTCCGGCTTCACCGTAGTCTTTGTCTTCTAATGCCTTGCCAATCACCGCACCCAACGTTGGTGTTAATGCCTTCACAGCATATCCTGGAGTAGCACTGGTTGTCAACATGTCACCTTTCTTAACACGGCCAATTACCTTACACGGAACCCGACCTGCAAGTGCCATACAAACTCTAATGCCCTTCTGTTCATGGTTCATAACATATGCTGGATCAGTTGAAACAACACCTGCTGAGCGTGTATCATTAATCTGTGTGGTAGTGGTAACTTCTGCATCACCACCAAACACTAGCACAGTACCTGGTTCGTATTCCTTATCGCCTTCGTAGTATTCTGCCAAGTCAGCGTAAGTGGCTTGCATTCTACTTGCACCAGTCAGTGTCCAACGCCCACGAATGGTAGCATCAGTAGTTTCAGTACCAGCATCCAGTGATAAAGATACTAACTTGCCTAAACTAAAGTCAACTTGACTTGAGGCTTGTACAGCCCACCATCCACTAATACTTGCACTGCCAGATCCAGGCCCACTAGTAGCACCAACTTTATCAGTTGTCAGCAAGTTTGCCTTCAACGTACCATTACTAGTATCTAATGTACCGTATGTGCTAATAACTGTATTTCCAGCATTGGTACCAAGTGCAGTCATATAATCAAATGTGCCGGGCGTAGTAAAAGTACTTGTTAGTGTAGCACCAGCACCTGTTAGCGATACAGACTTGTATCCGCCAACTTTTAAGTAGCCTACATCAACTTCACCACTTGATCCTGTTTTAACTATATTATTAGCCGCTCTTGATGATGTAATTCCTATTACTGGATATGTATTATTATCAAAATTATTGCCGTCGTATGTAATTGTAACAACGCCGCTACTAGTAAATAATGAATTCACTAATCCACCTGCATCACTTACAACTTGTGCAGGAGTAACTTCACTCGGACTTGCCGCACCAACTGCTCGGTTACCCAGTAATGTTCCTGCACTCATGTATTGTATTTTACCGTAAGTAATACCAGTACTTGCACTAGTGGCAGTTTTAACTTCAACCCAACCATTAGTTACTGTAAATGTTGTTGAATTAAAACTTGACAACCCATTTGCGGCCTGTATTTGTGCTGATGTTCCTGTAGGACTGCTAGAACTAGTTCCGGCAATTGCCAATGACAACTTACTTTGTACAATTGCCGCAGTGGATGATATCTTACTATTATCAATGGCATTTGCTTGTATAGTTGCAGTTAATACACCAGTGCTGGTATTTAAACTTATAACCACGTCACCAGTAACACTAGAATTTTTCCATTTACTAGCAACACCGTCATATACTAAAAAGTTACTTGTAGAGTTACTTGTTAGTGTTACATCTATTAATTTATATAAAGAATTATATGATACAACAGCATTATCCACATATGCCTTATTAGTTGCATCTGTTGCATTGGATGCAGTGCCTACGTTGATAATTGGATAGTTGGCTAGATTAAGGTTACCCTTCATAGCCAACGAACCATTTAAAGCCATAAACCCTGGCCCAATCAAACTGTTCAATGCAACTGGACTTCCGCCGTGATCTAAACCTAATCGCTTATCAATATATGAACGAATTGCTGACTGCACTGGAACAGTATCCGATGCATTGTTAGTCATGCTAGGGTCAGTTGAGAATTCACTTACAACAACACCGCGTTTGAATCCAAGACCGTCCAAATTACTCAACGCAATGCTGGCTGAGAATGTAACTGATCCTGTACCCTGGTCAACTGTGAAGAAACGTCCCACACGGAAGATACCGTTCTGATCAGTGGTCACATAGAACACTCGACCTACGCCTTCTTCTAATACTTCTTGACTTTGTTGTTTATCTTTAACAGGGTTACCGTAAATAACTGTTGGCCAGTTAGTGGTAGTGTAACTTCCAGTACCAATGTCTAACAAGTCATGACCTGTAACTCGGCAAGTACTGATACGTTGTGTAATTTGTCCCGTTGTGTTTGCAGGATATCCTAATCGTAATGTTACAGCACCTGTTGTACTAAATGGTGTACTAATACCAATTTGTGTACTTGTTGCACTTGTTACTTCTTTAGTTACTGTTGTAGTACCAGTTCCGTAAGTACCTGGATCGTATGTATATCGCAATGTAATTGACGTTGCAGATGAGCTAGTAGCACTGATACACTGCCAAAAACCATTATATAAAGAATTACTGTTTCCTGCAAGTCTGTAATATGAACCATTTGTTATTGAACTGGTTGGAATTGTAAATTGCACATCATAAGGCCCTGTGCCAGATTTACTACTGTATGCACTAACAATAATTGGTAATCCTAAATTAAATCCAGATGCAATCCAAGTCATTGTTCCGGATGCACTGGCAAGCACACTAAAATCAGTGCCACCATAAGTTGAACTGATTGCTATTTTATTAGTACTAATAACTTTTGTAACATAGAATGTAGATGCTGTTATGTTCCCAAACGGTGTTCCACTAAATGTTATTGCCATTCCAGCACTAAGATTAGTATTGGAATTTACTGTAACTAAATTGCTTACACCTGTGATTACAGTTGAACTTTGAGTGACAGTTTTATTAATAGTCCATGTACTTCCATTACCACTTCCGAGTATATTACTAACAATGTATGTACCTGAAGGAATTGAACCTCCAGTCAATACCATGCCGGCAACCACTGTTCCGCCAGTTGTCCCAACAGTTAATGTTGTTCCAGAGATACTGCTTGCTGACATTGTGATAGTAGAATTATCTGTAGCAGAAATAGTTCCTGAAATAATTGGACTGGTTGGATATGCTAGGGTTACATCTGTAGTATTTGTACCAGTTGTGGTAACTGTGGTAACTGTGGGACTTTGTGATAACACAGGTGTCAATGTAGCATTACCATAACTCAGTGTTACTGATGGAATACTAGTATACCCGTATCCCGGACTCACAATGTTAACACCAGTAATACTTCCGCCTGAACATACTACAACTGCAATACCTTGACTAGTCGCACCGCCGCCTGATAGTGTTATAATAGGCAAACCTTGCAGTGCTATTACTTCAGTGGTGTACGAAGTTCCGCCGTCAGTAATTGTTAATCCTGACAAGTAAGCAACTAGTGTAGAACTAACTGAACTACCTGCTGGGATCCATGCTGCCGGACTCACTGTAAAGTGTGTTGCATCGTCAATACTTTGAATAATACAACTATCTGGGATATAGGCACCAACTGCAACACTACTAACTACCATTCCAACTGATAGTCCTGTGGTACTTGGAACAGTAACTTGTGTTTTACTAGTAACACTACGCACTTGATATGTACCGTTGTATGCAGTATTACTATTGTTTGCAACAGTTAAAAAACTATCAACTGCTGGCAATGAAGTTGCAAAGGGCCTCTCAAAGGTAACTGCTGTATATCCAGAACCACTTGGTCCTGCCGCATAACTCTTATAGGTCATTGCATTCAGTGCAGTACCGTCCGCACTATTATTATGTACAGGATTTGGATCAATGGTCAAGTAACCATTGGCTGCAACACCAAATGTTATTGTACCAGTTGTGGGAATTGGACTTGGAACCGCACTCAATGTTACCACAGCAGTAATAGCTCCAGTACCGCTAAGTTGCACACCAGTTACATACTGTCCAGCAGTAAATCCAGTTCCAGTTAATACATCTCCAATGTCAATACTACCAGCGACACTAGTTACTGTTAATGTAGGAACACCAAGCGGTGTTGTATAAGTGCTAAATTGTCCAGTTGCAATAAATGTAGGAACAGTATAACTGATTATACGATGCACACGGCCACTCCAACCAGTTAGATAAATTCCTTTATTAATTTGGTCAATAGTTGTTTGCTGGCTAATTTGCAACACAGCAATTTTATTGTCACCAACTTTAGATCCTTGTGTCTTTGTAGGATCTTGTGGATCAGCTGTAGTAATATATGTAGGATCGCTGTTAAATTTGTAATAACTAAAACTACTATCACTTTGTAATATAGCAACGTTTGATGTCAATGCCTCACCAGTTGAGTCAACTAATGAGTATGCAATAATACGATAAATGTCTGCCAAATTCTCACCGTACTGAACCGCAGTACTTGGTCGTGTTGGTTTAACATTATCAATGTTATTAAATTTAATATTTTGATTAACACGAATTGTTAACAACTGGCCATCATATAATTCATAAGCAAGACCGGTTGTTACTGTGCTATTAGAACCTGCTGTACTTAAATTTACCTTGAGAACGTTCTGTCCGCCGACTGTGATAGTGGTATGCTCAACAGTACTTATTAGGTAACGAGTGATTACTCCCCCACTCAGTGAGTGATCAATTTCAAGTTCGGCATTATTAGGTGGTGCATAATCATAACCCAACATCCAAATATTTAATGCTTGTGTAGTAGCAGTTGGAGTCATCAAACCAGCTACACTACCTTGCTTGTACACACGGCCAGTTTGCACCATATCATTTGCAAGAGTGACTGAGTCTGGCAATTCAGTTACATCATATCCGGTTGCACGTAAAGCATAGTCACCGTGAGCATTTGAACCAGCAACAGATCTAATCTGTCCGCCATTATTGGCCCAGTAATGGGTATGACAGTAATAAGAGAATGTTGAAACTTGTTCTGACACACCGCCATTGGTTGTAAAGATAGCGTAACCTAAATCGTTAATCATAGCAAAGTCGTTTGCTAACATTGAACGATTACCACCCATTTCAATATTAATTCCAAGTCCTGCACCGGCATTTAGATATGCTGTAACGTTTGTTTGTATATTAGTTTTTGCATTCACAATAGTTGTTCTATCTGCTTTAACTTGAGTATACGAACTGTCTGTTGGAATTGTAGGAGTAGTACGTGTCGGAGTTGTGCCAGAAATTACTAACTTGGTATGTGCTGTACTTGCAGTAGCAGGCTGACTTATTACTAAAACTTTAGTTGACGGAGTATAAGAGACAACTGTAGTAGCAGGAATATTTGGAATACCAATTCCAGTGATAGTTCTACCATTAACCAATGCACTGTTATAACTTACGCTAGTAATAGTTGTACTGCCAGATGTTGTAGTACCTACAACACTATTGTTAATATTTCCGTCAAGTATATAATCAATAGTAATACTAAGCAATGTTTTTGCAGTTGCAACTTCTGTAGCACTGGCAGCGGTTAAACTTATATTTTGTGTTAGTAAATTACCAAGCGATGTAGAAATAGATACATTTGTTATTACATTCTCAATAACATTCATCAGTTGACTTAGTGCAGCCGCATAGTATTCTTCTTGACCAATAATTTCATTAGTCGATCCACTCCAGAAAAAACCAGCTACATCTAACGTAGAGCTATTTCCGCCATACAATAAATCGTATGTTAATGCATCTAAAATATATCCAATGTCTCTACTGGTTTTAACAGCATTATATTGATAAATTGCCTTGGTAGAAAAATTAGTGGCTATCCAAGCAACTATTTCAGATCGAATAAATTCTCGATTTGCTACTAATATATTTTTAGCATTTACCGCAGTAGCAACTGCACCTACTGGGTTAGGGAAAGTGACTGCTGGTATACTGGCAAAACCTTGTGATATAATATCAGTTATTATAGAAGTTCTAGCAGTAATAATACCTTTAGAAGTTGTATTGGAAATTCTTGAGTTAGCATCATCTCTTAATTTATTAATACCCGATAGTAGATATAATTGTTTGATACCAATCTTAGCATTCTGTGGCTGTAAGTAATTTAATCCAGCTTTAATACTTTGGTAATTAGATCCAAATAGTAAATCGTATGTAAGCTCGTCAGTTAATGCACCTACTTCTGTAGCAAATATTCCAGAAGTATATATGGTAGCTGGATTAAATGGAGTTGATACATCTAATGTTAAAACCACAGTATATGTAGTTGGATCGTAACTAACTATGTCGTTTACTTGATAACGATTTCCTTGTACATAAAACACACAAGGCACTTGCGGAGGACGAATATCAAGACCGCTATTAACTGAACCAGTAACTGTTATAGTAATACCAGAGTCTACAATATTAGTTATTGTACCAAATAATCTTCCGGCAAACCCGTCAACAAATTGTCCGCCACGAAATGATTTAGCATTAATTGATTGCGTAAAACTTGTACATACTTGTCCGTAGGGTGATTTAGTTTTGATTTGACCTTCTGGATCTAACACCATGGCAAATCCGCCATGGCCTTGGAATGTCATATTGCTAATACGTGTGGCATCGTTACATAATAATACATCAATGTCTTTGTTATTTTTAGCAACACTATTGATGTCCAGTGGGTCTGTTAAATAATGACGACCGTAATCTTTAGTTCCATATAAATGCCAGTTACCGCTTGCATAAGTTACTTTTGAGGCGAACGGATAGATAACACTACAATTCATTGTGTTGCCACTAATGCTATCAATAACAGCTTTACCTGGAGTTACAGCAGTATTATCCTGGATAACTTTGCCAATCCAACTGTTAGGTGCCTGACCACTTCCTAGTGTTACAATAATTTTACCAGTAGTTCCTCCTAATGCAAGAGTAGTACTAGTACGATAGTCTACACTGGTATCAATAACACCAACTTCCATAGCATCAATAATACTATCTCTATAAAAGAACACTTTACGCCATGGACTTTGTGATACACGGTCTAATGGACGCATAATTGTTCGACGGAACTCATCACCCTTGATAGAACATTGTGCAGGTAAGCGAATTGGATAATCTTCGTAGTAAATACCGCTTTCAACAAAAATTGTAATATTCAAATCTTTAACAGTTTCACCAAAGTCTAAATATTCATTTTGAACAAAAAACCCTGGCTTTGTCAATCGAACTTGTATCGAGTCAGCACTTGGCCCATTTCCGGGTAGATATTTTACAATAACACCGCCTGCATTTGAAGTGCCACCAATAAGAATTTTTCCAGGTATAATATGAACCGATCCTGGCGATCCTTGATCCACATAGCCATTTCCACCGTTGCTAAATGTAACCGTATAAATTCCAGAACCAAAACTCGCGGCAGGAGCAGAACCAACACCGTTGTTAATGATACTGATAATAGTATCCATGTTATTGCTCAGTACAGTTTTTGCTCCAGCTGCTGGAGATAATCCAATACCAAAATTCTGCGTCACTAATAATTGATAGCGTGTAGCATTTGTTTTATTTAAAACTTGTAATGCAAGTGTTTTAGCAAATGTAATACCGTCAGTTGTCTGAGAATATTGGGTTCCAATGGCTATAGCTTTAGCACTGGCATTTTTGTAATAACTCTTACCAGCAGTAACAGTTTGATAATTTCCACCTGTCATAATATCAATGCTCATACCGTCTATGATATAACCGATATCTCTATAGCAAGTAGCTTCGTTATAATTGAATCCACCCTTATAAGTTGCTTTCAAATATGCAATGATATTGGTTGATATCATTGCACGATTAGATTGGATAATTGTTCTTGCTGATGCTAAATCAGTATCATATGATGTTAGTACAGGATATATTTTAGTTGTGGAAGTGTTATTTGCAATGATATCAATCACTGCATTTAATAATGTTCCAACTGGTGCAGACGACCCGCCAGTCCATGCTACATTTTGTACTTGTTTAGTAATCTTACCAGCAACTGTTTGACTTCCAGTCGCAGTGCTAGCCCATGACACACTGGTTGCGGTGCAGTCAGTCACCGTCCAGTATCCGTTATATCCAGACGGTGTCATACCTGTTATAGTAATAACTTGTCCATTAGCATACGGTGCTGAACCTTGATTGGGAAATGTTATAGTTGCATGCACGCCATCTCCGCTTGCCCCAGTGGTTGTAATATAATTTCCAGTGGCTGGATTAGTAACTGAAGTGTTAGCTACAATAAATGTAACAACTGTTTCTAAATGGTTAAGAATTGATCCAGTAATAGTTTGTTCGCTTGTTGATAGTATTGAGGTATTACTAATCCAGTATGCTTGTGCTGCCGCAACGGTGGCACTATTTCCACCGTATGTAATATCATACATCAATGCTTCTGCAATATAACCTAATCTTCTTTTAAATGCAACAACACCGTCATACGGAACAAAACTTGGATTTGTTGCAATACCAAATGCATATGAGTCTTCCACAATAAATGAAACATTGGCATTAATCGCTGCCTGTGCATGTCGATATCCACTAATTAATCCTGATGGGTATGTATAGCTAGGTGATGTTCTAGTGACGGCACCTAATCTAATAATACTTTCAATTGCGTCAAATCTCAAGTTAACAACAGCATTAACAGTTGGATTGTTTAATATTGAAAAATTTGGATTAGTATTAATATATGTAGTAGCCGCTGCTTTCAATGTTGTTTTTGCACCTGAACTAGTAAACGCAGTTCTTGCAGTTCTTAATACTAAAGATGTTCCGGTAATATCTGGATATGTTACTGTGTGTGCAGGTCCAACATTGGTAATAACGTATTGTATTGTAGCAACATTTGCCAAAATACTAGCAGAAGCTTCTTCACCGCCTACAAGAGTTTCATTGCTATACTGTCTAAAACTTGTTTGATAAAGCAGTGCTGGTGGATCATTAATAATAACAGCTTGAGCCAGCGTATTAATATATCCAATAGCAGCCAGGGTGGCTTCTAATTCATACGCTTGAATTTGTAATTGGCCATTGAGACGATACTGTGAACCAGCATAAGAACTTTGTTGATCACCGCCATACATGAGATCATAAACTAGTGACCACGCAATATATTTGACATCACGTTGACAAGTAGTTTTACTATAAGATACATCTGGATAGTTAGACTGTAAGAACGCAACAATTTCTGCCTGCATAAACGGAATATTAGTTAGCAGTAATTCTTTGGCATTTTTTAATCCATTGGATGTACTAGTTTGATCTGGAAATGTATTGTTATTAACTGTTATCGAACTATTAATTATTGTAGCATTGAGTAATGCAATATTGTTAGTGATAGAAGCTATTGCATTAGGCGAAGCTATTACACTAGGATATGTTAATAAAGTTTCTCCAAGATTAGAAATAACTGCTGTAATTTCGTCAGTGCTTAATCCTGTAGCGTACGAACTAAATGCTAGTCCTGTTTGTAATGTTTGAAATGATCCTTGGAATACAATATCATATCCTAATGCATCGAGTACAGCACTGACGTAGTTTTGGGTTGCAGTAGAATCGTAATTGTAGTCTAAAATAGTATTTCTGATACGTTCGATAGCATCTAGAACTTGAGTTTGTTGCTCGGTTATTACGGCTAGATATCTTGCTTCAAATAAATTAGAGGCAACGGTGATTGAGTTATAATCTGAGCCAACAACTAAATCATAACAAACTCCATCAATAACTTTTGTTATAATTTCAGTGTATAATGTTTCATTAATTACAATGGCATTTACATATTTTTTATTCAGGTATGCAATAGTTTCTGCTTGAATAAATGGTTTGTTCAGTGTTAGTAAATCGGCAGCATCTTGATATCCAGCAACACCAGAATTTCCGCCTGACAACACTACACTTTGTATAGTTGTTTGAGTTTGGGTTGGCCCAACAGTATAGGCAATTCGTTGTTTGTAAGGACCCGGTTCTATACTAGCAAGATTAATTAAATTCTCAGCTTGTAATGCGGCGGCTCCGACAGTTTTATAAGCATACTGCCAAAAACGACCTTCCTTACCAGGAGGTGTTCTTTGTTGACCATCATCTCCACTTGATGTTGAAACATATAAGTTTACATTACTAGAGTATGTTTTATTGTCTACATAATATTTGGTTGCCGCTTGTAAATCGTCTGACCCGTTAGGAGTTCCTACTCCAGCGGCAGCACCTGGATGGTCGCTTAGATTTAATGTACCTGTCATAGTGTCACCACCACGATACACCACATCTTTACGTTGCATTACTTCAGTTGATAGATAATTGCTGGTAAGTGCTGGATTATAATCTGGGTTGTCTAATTCAGGAACAATAGGTTGTGCTCTAGATTTTAGTGCATCAACAATTGTACCTTCAAAACTAGCAACATAATGGCGGTCAGCATAGCCTTTTGTCATAGCCAATTGATCTTGCGTAGTTCGACCGGTTGGTAATGTAAGCAATGAAGTTGGAAAAGCACTTTCAAACTGTGCAGCCGCGGCTGGAGTAGGATCACTTAAACTTCCAATTGCAAACGTATTAGCGTTTAAATGTCCAGCTAAACCGGTTTGTGCAGGATCGCTGTTAAGTCCTTGAGTAGTTGCACTAATAGTAAGAGTATTATTACTACTATCTTTATCAATAGCAATACCGTTTCCTTCAACAAGTGTTCTAGCAGTTAACTTGTCACCAAGTACACTGGCCATAATAACCTGACTACCCAGATAACTGGCAGGTGTATCTCCCAAACTGGTGAAATTAATAGTGCCACCAGCTCCAAAAATAGCATACATCTCTGTAAAGTTTTCATTAACTTTACGGAACGATTCGCGAATACTATCGCCTGTACCGTCATTACCTTGAATACCAATATCAATTATTTTTTGTGCCATTATTAAACTCCAAAGCTAGAACCGCATCCGCAAGTTGTGGTTGCGTTGGGATTCTTTATGCTGAATGTACTACCTTGTAGATCTTCTTTATAATCTATTTCTGCACCCGATAGATATTGCATACTCATTGCATCTACAAGTACCTTGAATTCGTCTAGGGGAACTTCAAAATCGTCCTCGTTTGTTTCTTCGTCAAACGTAAATCCATAGCTAAAGCCACTACAGCCTCCGCCTTGCACAAATGTACGTAATGATAGTTTTGGATTGTTTTCTTCAAGGAGTAGGTCCTTGATTTTTGTCTTTGCTGATTCAGAAATTGTTATCACATTATGCCCTCGATATGATATTTATCAAAGGCGTTTTGTAACCTTAATGTAAATACACGTATGCTGATTCAAACCGAATATGTAGTCACAAGTTATGAACGTTCCAGTAAAAACGGTACAGTACATACCTATAGCCGTAAGAAGACTATGGTTGTATTTCGTTGTGACAGTTGTGGAGAAGAATTTAAACGTGAAAAGGGATCAATGGATCCAAAGCGTTTAAACAATAATTTTTATCATGTTTGCGGCGACTGCGATGCCAAACGATTCGCCCAAGAAAAAGGCGTCGAACGACGCCATGTTTGGGATATGCCTGTGAGCAGTCTTAAGACGCTAGGCCAACTCTAGAACTGATTACATTCCAGTTTATTATCTTCCACTGGTTATTGAGATATGACTTTTTGTCACTACCATAGTCGCTTTGAAAGGCATGCTCCCACCAATCTACCAACAGAACAATGTCTTGTTTGATTTCGTGATTTTTAATAGTTTTAATACTGCCATCCCGAGCTAGATAGGCCCAACCTGATCCTTGGATCTTCATAGCTTCTTTTTCAAAAGAATCTTTAAACTTGTCAAAACTTTTGTAATGTTTTACGATAAACTCACCAGCTGACCCTTCAGGCTCATTTGATCCAGCAGGTTTTTGAAACTGGGTAAAGTATAAGTCGTGTAAAAACGCACCCGCCTCATTAAAGTCTGCATCACCTTCTCCGTCGTTAAAACGGGTAACATAGGCCTTGTATAATTTGCCATAATGGTAATTAATAGTGTCCTCGCTCATACTAGGCTCTAAATCATCCTTAGCATACGGAAGTTTAGTCTGTACCAGTGTCTTGGGTGTTTTACCCTCGGTTAGCGTGATATGTCTAATAAAGTTATACATAATGGTATTTAGTTATATAAATAAACTCATAAGGAGACATTATTATGTTGAAAAAAATTAAAGCATTGTTTGGTTTTGGACCTGCTACACCAGCACCAGTCGAAGCACCATACAAAGTAGAAGTTGCCGCCCCAGTTGTAGAACCTGTTGCACCAATGCCAGTTGGCATCGAAGCTGTAGTAGCTACTCCAGTTGTTGAGGCAGCACCTGCCAAAGCTGCAAAACCTAAAGCACCTGCAAAACC